CCTGCTGAAGCGGTGATGATGTCTGCACCATCTGCGTATGTTACGTCGGCTGCAAAGTTTACAGCGCCGTCAACGTCTACGGCATCTAGGTTAGTAGTGCCATCAACATCAAGATCACCATTGAAATCAGCATTACCAGCTAGTGTTAATGTGCTTGCCATGTCTACAGCGCCATCAATGTCTACGACATCCAGGTTAGCTGTCCCGTCTACGTCTATAGAACCGGCAAGGTCTATATCACCGTTTACCGTTAAATCATCAGTTACTGTTAAGTCGTCTTGTACCTTGAGGTCTACAACATTGAGGCTTGCAAAAGCGTCAACTACTGCTGCTCCGCTTCCTGCTCCGTCTAAGTAAACGGCTTTCACGTCACCCGCAGGTATCGTGATATTGGCTCCAGAGCCTTGAGAAATAACTATGTTTTGAGAACCGCTAGTTGCGTTCTCAATAAATTGCAATCGATTAACTGTATTTGGAGCAATGGTAATCGTACACGCCGAATCCAGTGTGCCTGTGTATTTCACAAACATCGCTCTAACGGGATCAGTTGCACCATCTGCAATTGTGCTGGTATGCGTATCCGCGTTAGTAGTTATGCCCTCGGTTCCGTAACCCAGTGCTTCGCCTATTAATTCCAGGTTCGTGTTGGTCGTTGTACCCCAAGTACCCGAGCCATCACCCGTGGCCATTTCATTGAGTCTTAGGTCATTTACGTATGTGCTTGCCATTTTTGTTCTCCGCTTGGATTATACCTTATTTTTTATAAGTGTTAAGCAACTTCTTGCCAATCCGCTGTTTGAGTAGTAGATACTTCTTGCCAATCCGCTGTTTGAGTAGTAGATACACTTGTGTATGTAGTTGATACGCCTTGCGCTACTAACCCCCAGACATTAACTGTATTTAGTTCAGAAGTCCCTGCGTTTCCTGTAACTGACACAGTAGCGTCTGCCCCGGTAGTCACACTTCCTACTGCACTTGTGCCTACAAGAGTTGTTACATCTATATAGTTTTCAGTAATTAAGGATTCTGAACCTAAAGCAGAAGTCCCTGCGTTTCCTGTAACTGACACATTAGCAGCACAAGAAACGGATTCGTCACCTAATGAACTAGCCGAAGCAACTGCTGAAACCCCTGTTACAGCTGCTGCTTGAACCGCTGTTCCATCATCTAATGCGGTGGTTCCTACTACTCCGGTAACAACAACGGGAATTGGTTCACCAAAGGTTAGTTGACCCCAAGTACCTCTGCCCCAACCCGTTACATTAGCCATTGGCTATTAAGCTATTCTTATAATAGCATTACTTGCATCAGCGGCTGGAAACTGGATCGTAAAATCCCCGGCTGTTGAGGTTTTATCCCCACCAAAAGCTAATATAGCAACCGAAGGATCTCCGGAAGCTGAATCATTAAAAATCATTGCACCATTCGCAGTCACTGTCGCGTTACTGAATGTTAAGTCTGAAAAATCAGTAAATGCAGTCGTACCTGAAGAGGTTGGTGTGACATTTGTCAATGCCCCGCCTTTCGCACTGTAGTTTGTACCAGATGCTTCGTTTGTACTTGAATATGCAGTTGTTGCAGCTCCTAAAGAGGCAGAGCTTGTGTATAATGCAAGATTAAATGTGTTACCCGAACTGTTTGTAAAATTATGTGTTCCTTTTAACAGCTCAACTTTAAACGAGGTACACATTGCCTGAGTTATGGCCATCATAGTCTCCTTATAATATTAGCCATTTCTGTATGACCTTGTTTTTCCAATAAACCAGCTACAGTGGCTCTATCGCTCAATATAGCTTGTTTCATATAAAGCAAAACGATTGTTTGTATATGCTCTTTAAATGCTTCAGCTTGGGCTTTAACCATAGGGTCTGCACTATCTGCAACAGCAATCAATCGCTCCATTATTCTTCCAGTCCAGTATTCTGGACTTAACCCTTCGTTATGTGTAGTTTGTACCCCTACCTTTCCTAAAGTACTTTCTACGTCTACACTAAACACTTGGTGTTCCTTGCGCCATTAGCTTTATTTGGTCATTTCTAGCTTCATCTCTTACGTCTTTGTATTCCCCTAAAATCTTTAACATAGCTAAAGATTCCTGATACTTTTGTTCATATAAAGTAATAGTCTCTGGAGAACTTTTCATAAAAACAGCTCCCTCTACTAAACAGCCATATAGCATCGCATTAGGCGCATTTTCGGATAACCAACTTTTGTTACTAGCTCCTACAGTAGTTAAAGAATTGGGCCTGTAGTTATAATGTAATTCAAAAGTTAAAGCACTTGCAGGAGTCGGAGCCAGCATAAGTACGTTATTGTCAAACAAAGAATAGTAAAGGGGTTGCCCTGTTGTAGCTCGCGCTGGAGTGTAATCTCTCATCCAGGAAACATGTTTAAGTAATAAATAACTATAATTATTACTTGAATCAATTAAAGCTAAACTAAAAGGAGATAGAAAATCAGAAGGCGTTTCTAGATACTCAACGTTTATTGTCGCACTACCTGTCACATTTTTACGAAAAACAGGAAGTTGTACCGATTTTAAAATACGTTCTTCAGTCGTCTGTATAAACGTATCTAGTGTATTAACGAAAGTATCTTCAGTATTATCGAGATAATTCTTAACTGCTGTTTGTAGCCCACTATATGTAAATCCAGCCATTATATACTCACCGTTACATCGCCTAATTCACCTGTTGCCCCAATACCATCAAAATCAGTTCCTATAGGGTCAGAAGCAAAAGTCATTCCTCCTGCTGAAGGGTTTGTAGTGCTTACTACTCCTAATTGGCTCTGCGGTAAAGAAACTTCAGGACGAGGTTGCCATAAAGATTCTGCGTCTGCTGTAATACTAGGAGGATCTAGTTGAGGATGTTTAGGCTCATAACATTCATGACAGGTTTTAAAATTTTCCCAATTCCCTTTTGCCGACGTATAGGGGTATCTAAAACCACAAGTATCACATATGAAGTAAGCGTATTTACCTGTAGCGTAAGCCATTAAACATACTCATGTTTAGGAACAAGTCTTAAAGGTGAACGGTCTTCATCATATCGAATAGCATTAGCTAAGTCTTGCTCATATTGTTCTTTCATTATAGGAAGCTTCTGTACGTTCTTTTTTAAGCATAAGTAATAGGCTAAGCCAGAAACTAAACAAGGCATAAATCTAGTTGGGATATCAACGTCATTAATTTGGGCATTATTGTCTTGTATTGTTTGCCAGACATAGTAAATGAGTTTGTCCGTTGAGTTCTCTGGCGTTGGGTATAAGTGAACAACAGGAGTTTTTAATCTCTCTAGCCAATACTCGGTTGCTCTAGCTTTAGTGGCTTTATTAGGAATACCAACAAACTCATTACGATCTATTCTATCTAACGTGTAATCAGTGACTGTTCCACTGACCGTTCTTTGAATATACGCATCCAGGATGTCTATATCATAGCTATTAAGAGTGTATTCACTAGTTCCTTCAGTAAGGGTAAGTTCTACTTTAGAAACTTCCCACATTTGAATACCTCTGTTTGACCAATCAGCAAACATGATATTTAAAGAACGACGCGCAGTAACAGCATCATAAGACGTACGAGCTTCTAAACCAGCAAGCTCGTACGCTTCCTCTATTGCTGTCGCGACATCTAAACTAAATGCGCGAGTTCCTGACGTTGCCATGGATTACGATCCTGGAGCTTCATAATACTTTAAAAATTCACACCAAACCGTATACTCATTTCCTGCATCAGAAGTGGATGGTATTACAAAAAGTACATCCCCTGAATACCCTGAAGCTGCCGTATTCTTTAGACCACCAATCTCACTAAAATCAAACGAATTATCGTAAGCTAGTGTAAGAAAAGTAACATCTGTAGTTGCATCCCAATCAAGGGAAGCCGGGGCATCAGGTGCTCCACTACAGGTGTACCAAATTTTGTTTAAAGAAACATGCGCACACGATTCACCATTTAAGGTTGAAGTATTTAAAGCAGAAACATCTACCAATGTGGTGCTACTTGCACTTCCGTCAGAAAGAACAGAACAGTAAACAATAAGCTTCTTTTCGCCATCAAGTTGGTTAGTCGGTCCTGTGACTGTGTTAGCCATAAACTACCTCCTATATATTAACTATCAGCGAATGGAGTAACTATCGTTCCTGAACCTAATATGATCCCTTGAACTGCATATTTAGCAGACGCCATCGCAGTGACTTGTACAATACTACCCACAAGCCCACCTTTAGTGGTTCCATTCATAGTGATAACATCATTTGAACCACCTGATAGAAAAGTTTTACCTGTGGCATCGCTTACACCTATATAAAGCCCACCGACAAACTTATCAGTTCCGTCTGTCAAGATGTCCATATCTGTAGCTGCTGTTTCAACTACAAAAAAGAAAGTGGCTCCTAAGTTATTTGTTTGATTAGGATCGTCGTCTCTTCCAGGAGCAGTAGCTACAATACTTGGTAAAGTAAACTTACCATCTGCATCATTGCAAGTAAGAATTTTCCCTGCATGTGACGCAACGGTTAGTGAAGTATCAGCGGTTAAACTAACTACATTAGCGTTTCCTGCTGAAATAAACCCCGCAAGCGATCGTACAGGACCTGAAAAGGTTGATTTTGCCATATTAAGTCTCCTTAATAACTCTATCGTCTTGGCTTGTCTGCTAGGTCAGTCGATAGATATTAATAACTCCTAGTTTTTTGATTGTATCTTATTCTTGTATTAAAGGAAAGGGAGCCGAAGCTCCCTTTGTGTCTATCAGGAAAAAAAGGAAAGCGATCTAGAGTTAATTAACAGGCATTTTGTTATTAAGTTAAAAAAACAGACCGCCTTCCTTTGTTACTTAGGCGCCGGGTGAACCGAAAATACCACGCCAGTCACTCCATCCAAAACTGTAACGTTCTCTGGCTTTGTATCGAACATTTCCAGTTTCAAAGTCACCTTCCATGCTAGTAGATACAGGCGTTCTAACGAAGTGTTTAAGTCCGTTAGGTACGTCAGTTTTGATAAAGAAAGCATCAGTATCTGTCAGATAATGATTAACAACATAGCCTTCTGAGACCATTCCCATATTTCTAATTGCGTTAATATCATTGTCAGACGTAGCGACCCTTCCAGGAGTTTCCATGAGCCTATCCGCTGTAAACTGCAAAGCAGGTGGAATTATTAATTTCTTTGCTTGTGCATTAACCTTCAAATTTCGCTCATCTTTAAAGGCAGCAATATCAATTAATGCCTGTTCAAGAGAAGTTTCATTTAGGTCAGCTGCGGTAGAAAGCTCATTCTTCAGATCCACGTTAGCAACAGTCGGATGGTCTGTAGCACAAAGCTCTTTTCCATCACCACCAACATATGAAGAACTAAACGCATTGTTCAATACGTTAGCTGCTTTCACTTGTTTAGTTTGCTGCATTGATCGCGCTAGTGCTCTTGTGTAACGAGAAGAAAGCGTATCGTAGAGATTATCCTCAATCGCTTCTTCTGTCAACGCAAACGCAAGTGCAATCGTTTCGTGTGTAAAGCGTGCCGTCCAAGACTCCTGAGCTGTGTCATAAACGACAGCTGCTCCCTCACCTTTTGTTGGCGCCTCACCAAAGCCAGTCAACATCACTTCCTCTTCGAAAGCACGTTCAGAACTTTCGGTGTCAAAGATGTCTTCGTGCTCGTTATTGTACCTCTCATACTCTAATCCAAAGAGAGCATGGAGTCCAGGGACTAGTTCTTTAACTAGTTGGGCTCTATTAATCGCCATTATTTATGCTCCTTAAATTAGACTGCAAAGGTGTTAGTTGGGAATGTGAAGAGTCCTCTCGCATAAGCACCTATTGAATTGCTTGGTTGCGAGGCGAATCCTACACATAACGCTACACCACTTGAAGTAGTCGCTGTTGCCCCTTCCTTCGATCTACCGTTAGTTGTACTACCGGCAGTCGTTGAAAGAGTATATTTAGAACCGATAAAACTTACGGCAGGGGTTCCTGCTGTAAATTGAGCCTCGTAAACGATCCCAGGATCATTGTAAACGAGAGCTTCTGCATCGGCGCTCCCTTGTGTTGCGGTATCAGCAGTCCAAACTTTCGAGAAAGTTGGGGTGCCATCACTCGCAGTATAATATACTCCATAAAACACACCTATAGGAGTGCCAGTCGCCGTGCCTTGAATGACATAACCACTAGATAGATTAACGACATCACCTGAAAAGATTGATGCGTTAGTTGCACTTGCGATTCTCATTTTAGCAGGACGAATAACACCACCGTACATGTGATATGCAGGAGTAAAACCATCAGGTTTATTTGTATTAGCCATTAGTGTTTCCTCTTACTTAATACACGTTATTCTTAATTCCCTTTGCCGGTAGGTTTACTACCGAAAGCAACTTTAGAAGTCCTTTGGATATCACTATCTTTTATAGGCATTCTAGCGTCGCTCTCTCGCATATAGTTATGGTCTACACCGTTCATAGCTGATTTTGCTTCAGCTTCAAAATACTCTTTTCGTTCTTGTGCGGTTTCAACGGGTACTTTAGCGAGAATTAAGCCTCCAACCCCAATTACTCCTTCAAGGTTTCCACTATCTACTGTCGGAGCTTCAAAATCAGGATAATCTTCTGCTCTCACAGGTTCATATCCTTTCCTAATACGTTTAGACATATTAGATTTATCATTCTCTCCTCTAGTAGCTTCACGGATCCACCTGAATTGATATCCAGGAGGAGCCTCTGGCGCATCTAACATTGAAGGGGGCTTCCAAGGCGTTCTGCGAGTTTGAGAGTCTCGTGTCTCTGCAGATCGTGAGTGACGATCAGTACCGACATCCTTTGTTCTATCATTGTCAGTCATTTTATACTCCTTCCATATGCTTAGCATATTCTTCAAGTGGCACGTCTAATCGTTTAGCTATCGCTACCTGACTAGGTGTCAATTTTATTTTGCGTACTCCTTTTTTACCTCCAGCACCTCTGCTGGAGGCAGCAACCTGTTGTACGGGGGCAGATTGCTCTTGAGAAAACTTGTGTGGAAAATTATCTTTCATTCTTTTATCCACTTCGACATAATAAGTATCTGAGGTCGGGTCTACCCCATTTTCAACTAATTCTTTATGTATACCAAATGCTGCAAACGTCATTGCTTGGTCCGTTCCGAACCATACATTATTTTTAGCCCATTCCTCTGCTTTAGGATCGGTCTGTCTGCTTTGATATTGTAAATTAGGTTGCTCCTGTACAGGAACTTCTTTTGAAGTGTCCCTTTCTCTAATTTGTTGCTGAGCCGTTAGTCTTCTAAGGTTTTCTGCTTCAGCACTTACCCTAGAAAGTTTTTCAGTCGCATCAGCAATTGCTCCTCCATCACCAGAGTTTTGAGCATCTTTTAAAAGTGTCTTTGCTCTTTCGATTTCAGATTGTACTCTGTTATCGTACTCTTTGAAAAGAGAAGAATCTGAATTTTTTAATTTCTCTTTTAACTGAGTTGCTGTGTTATTAACGTTTTTAGCATAATTAACTGCTTCATCCCGCTGTCGTTCTGCTTCACGCATTTTGTAAGTAAGCTTATCAATACGTTTTTGTACGGAAGCACTTACATCATCTAGCTCATCCTTCTCAGGCTCTTTTTCTTCTTGTGCTACTACGGGTTGGTCTTTTATTGAGTCATCTACATCTGCTTCATGTATATCGACCTCCCCTTCTGGGAGCTCTAGTTCTAGCTCTATATTTTCTGCGTTATTGTCTTGCATGAGTTTTCCTCAAGAGTATTATGATAAAATTGCTTCGGGATCTTCTATGGTAGCTAAAATCTCATCATCATTTAAAAGACGCATATCGCCACCTTCTATCTGAAAACGAGCTCCAGCATATCTACCAAAAATCACCCAATCACCTTCTTTACACCACGGTCCTTCAGGAAACTTATTTGGGTCACCGTAGGCATTTGGACCCAAACCAACAACATAGCCAACAACAGTTGCAAGTCTTTCTTTATCAATCGTTGCTTTAGCTAAGTGTATGCCTCCTTTAGTTACCGCAGACTGTGAAAAAGGTAATATTAAAATACGATACCCCGTTGGACGTGGTAACGATTCTGCATGAGACTCTAAATTATCAGGGGTAATAACGTCTTCTGATTGTTCCACAGGAACAGCGTCACTACTACCGAAATTCATGACTCGGTCTGGAATAGTTTTTGCGACATCACTAGTCATTTGCATTCTCCATATTAGAATGTAAAGTTTGAATTTCTAATTCAGCAAAATTCAAACCTGCTATTTCACCAACTATCCTTTGGTATTGTTCAAAATTTTCAATACTTCCGGAAGCTAATGTTTGCGTAAGAGCTTCTTTTCTCTCACGATATTTACGGAGCAAATGCTCCGCTGCTAAGATATAATCCATCTATTTAATGTAGTTATACCAAAGAAGTCCTTTAGTTTGTCCGTAAGCTGCTTTCACTTTAGCTTCTTGACCAACTACGTTACCTTTTTCATCCGTATTCACTTCACCTGCAGTAACAGACTGTGTTCTAGTGTTATCAACCATTGCTGGTTCACTAGGCTCAGGTCTGTTCACCTTTTTAGAGGGTGACGGATATTTTTTCATACCATCGAAATAATCACGCATCAGTTATCTCCGTTTTGTTTTCGAGTATCTCGAACTGTCTTAACTAATTCAGTATAGGCTTTGTCTGCATCTACTTTAGTTTTTTGCTCTAGTTCTTGTAAGTCAATAGCTGCTCTGGTGTCTTCTTTTCTAGCATCCGCTTCAATTTTTTCTCGCTTAATCGTCGCGTCTAGTTCAGCTTTAACCATTTCAACTTCTTTATCCCGCAAATCTTCTTGCTCTTTCTGCATCAACTGTTCTTTTTCAAGTTGTAGTTGCTTCTCGAACATTTCACGTTGTGGGTCTTGTTGTGCCATCGCCTGAGCTTTTGCCATTGCCTGAGCCTGACCCGTAACTTGTTGTGTTGCTTGTGCTGCCATCATAGCGATTTGATTCATAACCTCTGGAGGCATTTGTCCATCTTCCATAGCTGGAAGCTGTTGTCCCATCGCCTGCTCTATCTGTTGTCGATACAACATCGACTCATGCTCTTGAATATTTGCGCCTATAGATTGCATAGCAATAGGGTTTTTCTGTACCATTGGGTTCTGCATAAAAGCACCATGGGCTGTAATATATGCTTCATGGTTTTGAAACGGATAAGCCTTTATTGGCTTGCCTGTCATAGATGCCTGTTGGTCACTGATAGGATCCCGTGGCGGAACCTCCTGTTCTGGAGGTAATATTGCATCAATATCCTTTATATTTAAGGCTAGATACATTTTACGGTAAGACTCTTTTAAATCATGTAACTGAGGCGCTGCTTGCGCCATTTGTAGTTGTGTTTGAGCTAAAGTTATTCTTTGAGTCATACTGAAGATATTTGGGTCACTTACCGGTACAACATCGACAGAATTATCAAAATCCTCTTTAAAAACGTTTTCTGACGCCCCTTGTACTTGATAAGGGTACTCAGGAGGTAAAAATTCACCAAAAACTCTTTTTAAAATCTTAAACTCGGTTCTTTGGGCATAATGCAACCTTTTATGGATTGCAGACATAACTCGCTGCCCTTTTTCCATTAAAGCTACCGTTGTACCAACAGGAGCTTGTGAATTACCGTCTCCTGTAGGATCTTCTACAGTAGCTGCAAATCTTTTGCCTGAATCAACCAATGCGCCTAATAAAGACGTTAAAGTGTTGCTTGGCTCTTTGTAAGGTAAAGGCAAAAACGCATCTTGTAATCTTCCTCCCGGAGCATCAACATCTCGCCATTCTCCGGGCTGTAATGGGTCATCATGACGCTGAATATTCAATCCACGTGATTTAAACCCTGCTGGAAGGTTAGAAAGTGTCCCTGCGTCTATTAATTGGCGTAAAATCGCTGTAACTGACTTAGTTAAGCCGCCCATCATATGAATTAGCCCAAAACCGTAAAAACCTAGTCCCGGAAGAAACTTATAATGAGTAAAATGCTCAATTTTCTTCTTCATAGGGTCTTTTTCGTTGTAATTTGGCCTAATTGCAAGAATTTTGTTGTTATCTTTGCAAATAGTTACAATATAGGGCAACGCTACGCCTGTTTCTTCCCCGTTTTGGTCTGTATCTTGGTATCCTTCTAAATCTAAACCAACATGCATCTCTAATAACGTATATTCCTCATCACTAATGGTTCTAGTAAGCCCTTGTAGCTCATCTATTTTATCATCAACGTCAGTTGTGTCCTGTACTCCTCCCGGAGACGACATTTCCATGTCTTTATAGAAACCAGAAAGCTGTAACTTACGTAATTCGTTTTCATTCATATGAATTACGTGAGTAATCCGGGGAGACGTCAGTAAATCAACCGCATAATAAGGAACAACTAAATCTTCTGACTTAACAAAACGCGCTACTGCACGTCCAACTGAAGGATCGTAGTAAACTTTTTTAAAGGCTGAACCAGATAACGGTAAATAAAACAATAATTGATCCATTTCTGGGTCATATTCTTCCATTTTATACGTTATTTGGTAATTCATGAAGTTTTTAACACGATTCGCTTTTGCTAACTTAGCGTTATCGGTCATTCCTAAAACTTCCGTATCTACAGGACCACCAGCGGGTAACATTTCCTTATAAGCTTGCGCTTGAAACTGTGTTACTGCTTCTGCGAGTATCGGATGGTGAACTCCCGAAGCTCCAACAAAAGGCTGTGACCTAGAATCAGAGTTAATTCCTAATAAATCTAACCCTTCTGTGTATGTTTGAAACCAATCGTTCCTAGACTCTAGGTCGTCTTCGTAGGAACCTACTAATTCTGTAGAAATTGTGTTTAATTCTCGGTCATCTAAAGTTTCTGCTAAGTTTTCTCCAAACTTAGAAACCTCTTCATTAGAAAAATCACTGCCGAGAATAATTGAACCATCGGGTTGAAGAAAAAGCTCAGTTTCTTCCTCCGGTTGTTGTATAATTTCTAGTTCAATTGCTTCTTGGGAATTAGGAACTGCAGAAATTAGTTGTCTTTCAATAGCCATATCGCCAAATCATAGTCTGATTTTCATTAATAATAAACTCTCTGGCCTCCATAATGCCTTTCCTCTTCAAAATAGTCACTGGTTAGTTGTAAAAAACCACCTTCCCTAAACCGGGCTAAGGCTAAAGTTGTAGCATCAACAAGATCATCGTTCTCGCCTCCTGGAAAATCTGAAACTTCTTCCATTAATTCCTCACCGAAACGATTATCAGGAACCCAAACTCGTCCATCCTGAAAAATAGGAGACACAGAATTTAACCTAGCAATCTTATCTTGACCTTTTCCCGGAGAAAAAGTGTTAACAGGAATACCTACTCTGCGTAATTCTTGTACTAAAGGAAGCCCACTAGCTTTAGCCTCAACAATTACAGTATCCGGGTTCCAATACTCATACAAACGTAAAGCTTCATGCTTTAATTCAGGGAAATCGAAACGCTCTTTTATACA